AAGGCTCTGATGGCCCGCAAGGCCGCTATGGGCGCTCCTGCGATGGCCGCCCCAGGTATGCCCGCCATGAAGAAGGGCGGCAAAGCTGATGACAAGGCCCAGGACAAGGCCATGATCATGAAGGCCTTTAAAGAGCACGACGCGCAGGAGCACAAGGGCGGCAAGGGCACCAAGCTCAAGCTGGCCACGGGCGGCGTTGCCAACGGCATGAAGACCGGCGGCAAAGTGCATAAGGTATCTGGACATCCAGAAGGCTCTCATGAGCACCACAAGCATATGGCGAAGCACTATGCCAAGATGCATAAAGAAGGCGGTTCTGCCCATCACCACAAAATGCATGAGCACCACAAAGCTATGTGCAGTGGCGGAATTATGCACAAGGCTGCTGGCGGTTCGGCCCTTGATAAAGACGAAACCAAGACGACCATCGAGGGTAACGCGAATAAATTCGTTAAGACCAAAATGATGAGTGGCAAAGCTGACCCAGGCTACGAAAAGTATGCCGCTGGCGGCACCGTGGAAGGCAATGAAGGCGCGTTTGAGAAGACCAAGATGGAGCGCAAGAAAACCAATCCTGGGTACGAGCGCTACGCGACTGGCGGTGTCGTGAACGGCATGGCTACTGGCGGCTTGACCAACCCGATGAAAAAAGGCGGTGCCGCAAAAAAGCACTACGCCACGGGGGGCAGTGTTAGTACTGGCCGCGCCGTGGCAATGCCAAAGCATTTTGTCTCGCAGCCCATAAGCAACAGCCGTCAGTCTGGCACCTTTAAGAAGGGCGGCTCAGTTGATTCCGATTTGGTCGACGCTTCTAAAGGCGCCTACGACCGGTCTATCGGGCCGGGAGCCGACGAAATAGAGATGGCAAGAGCTTTCCGAGATCCAATTGGTAGCATGAAAAAGTTGCTGGGGGTAAGCCCCGCGCCAACGGAAAAGCAGGTCGTCCACACCGGTGGGTACAAAAAAGGCGGCAACGCCAAGTGCTGATAGGTAGGGGGCTTAAAATGCCCCTTACTTTTTAATTATTAGGTGAAAGCATGAAACCAGTAAATCTATCGGTAACGGGTGTCGGCAACTCGGCTGTATTTGCGGTCGATAATTACGTCGCACCGGCCAATATGGGCATGGCTGTCGTCGTAACCGGCACAATCACCTACAAGGTCCAGTACACCTTCGACAACATATTTGCTACAGGGTACGACCCGACTGCGGGTAACTGGTTCGACCACCCAACGCTGGTGGGTACCACGTCCTCAAATTCCAACATTGCGTATCCGGTAACCGGCATCCGGTTGACTACGACTGCGGGAACCGGTACCGCCACCTTGACAATCATCCAAGCGGGGAACTAACCATGAGCATTGCCACAAGCATCACCGGTGGAAGCGCTTCAAGCCAGCTCATGGACTTGCTGACCGTCATGGCCGATCCAAATGCGTACAAGGCCAAACTTGACGCGCTGGAAGCAGCCACTGCCGAAAACAAAAAGTACGTAGAGGCCCTTGGTCCGGCCAGCGAGATCGTAGATCTGCGCGACAAGGCCAAGGCTTCACGTGAAGAAGCGGATGCCTATAAAACAACCACAACAGCAGAAGCCGACGCTGTTTTGGCAGCCGCAAAAGACCAAGCAGCCACGATAGTCGCCGACGCCAAAGACCAAGCCAAAAAGTTGGTCGAGGCAGCCAAAGTAAAAACCGATGCCGCAAATGCGCTGATGGACAAGGCTTCCGGTGCCCAAGCGCAGGTTGACGCGGCAGTTGCAGCAGCTACCGCTGCCCAAGCCGACTACGAAACCAAAGCCGCTGATTTGGAGGCCCGCATGACCGCAGCCGCCATAGCCCAAGCAGAAGCGGAAGCCTACCGGGACAGCTTGGCGGCTAAAGCGCAGGCGTTTGCCAAGGGGCTGTAGCGGTGTCCGTCGCCCCATATGCGGGCGTAGTAGCGCTCGATAACTTCAAGTCGCCCACGGCAAGTGAGGACGGACTCCAGGGGCAGGTACCTAAACCCCTTGCTGGGCAGCAGACCTACATCCTTTCCGCGTCTGGGTGGGTTGCAACGGGTAGCGGCGGTATTGGCACGGTCACTTCTGTGGATGCCACCGTACCGGCATTCTTGTCTGTCTCTGGGGTTCCCATAACCACAAGCGGGACTATCGCAATCACGTACTCGGGTACCGCTTTGCCCGTGGCAAACGGCGGTACGGGCGTCACCGCATCAACAGGCGCAAACAGCGTAGTTTTGCGGGATGCAGACCAAAATATTACCGTAAATTCAATTTCTGAGGGGTACTCAAACGTAGCGGCAGCCGGTACTACAACGGTTCTTACGGCGGCATCTGTACCAAATTATGTGGTTACCGGATCTGGGGGCCAAACTTATCAGCTACCCAATGCCACAACATTACCGAATGGCGTTAATTTTACTTTTAACAATAACCAAACCAGTGGCGCAATTACCGTAAACAATAATTCAGGGACACTTATTGTTTCTGTACCATCTGGCGCGTTTGTTGATGTAAGTTTATTGTCTAATGCTATTGCTGCGGGTTCATGGGATATACATTTTCAATCGCCATCGAACGTATCGTGGTCAACAAATACATTTAGTTACGCGGGTTCAATTACAAACGCAACATGGAACGGAAACGTAATAGCCTATAACCGTGGCGGTACAGGCCAATCATCTGTGTTTGTTGCTGGCGGGGTTGTTTATGGCTCTACAACAACTGCGATGGCGGTTACCGCTGCGGGAACTTCAGGACAGGTTTTAACGTCCGCAGGTGCAAGTGCACCTACATTTTCCTCAAGCATTGATGGCGTTACTATCGGCGGCACAACACCCGCAGCAGGATCGTTCACTACGCTTATCGGTGGCGCGGGCTCGGCCAACTACGAACAGATCACGGGCGGGGCAACGACCAAGGCTGTACAGTTCCAAACGCTTGGTACAGATGCCAACATCTCAATGGCGCTCCAGCCAAAAGGCACAGGAGCCATTGACCTTGCTGCTGGTTCTAGCGGTGTGAATATCTCAAACGGTGGTACTGTTACCGCTGTTACTATAACTGCTGGCGGTGCATCATACACAGCTATTCCAACAGTTGTAATACCCGCGCCAACAACAGCAGGTGGTGTACAAGCTGCTGCAACTGTTGCTATGTCGCACTTAAGTAGCTCTACTATTTCTAGTGGGGGTACTGGGTACTCGGTAAGCGATACACTAACTATTGTGGGTGGAACAACGGGGACCGCGGCGACATTTACTGTTACTAGCGTATCCAGTGGCGTTGTGACTGGTATTACAAGACTAAACACATCTACGTACACTGTACTACCTTCAAGTCCTTCAGCAACAACTGTTAGCCCTGCTGGTGGAACTGGCTGTACGATTGCTGTTAGTTGGGCTATTAACAGTGCTGCTGTTACTATTACCACAGCAGGTAGTGGTTACGTTGAACAACCTACCATAACCTTTTCAGGCGGTGGTAGTGGTAGTGGTGCTACAGCATATGCTGTAGTTGGGGCAGGTTCAGTTATTCGTGCACTAGGAGCAACTGGAACACAATCGCTAGACGTTTATACACCATCAAGCATTACTTCTTCTATTCCGGCATTTCGTTTTAGAGATAGTAGTAATGCCGATAGCTATCCAATGGTTTGGAGTTATGCTGGTTCAGCAAACATTATTGGTCAAGGCAATTCAACTGGTACAATGCGTATCGGGGCAAATGGAACTGGGTCAGTAGCATTTAGCACAAGCGGAACTACTACTATTGACCAAATGCGTGTTTCCCATACAGCTTCCGCTGTTAACTATGTACAGATAACCGGGGGAACGGCAGGAAATCCTCCTGTTATTTCTGCACAAGGCGCAACAACACCTGACCTTGACTTAACCTTAACACCAAAGGGCGCGGGTCGTATAAACATTACGACCAGCATTAAGCCCAAGGTAAGTAGCGCAACCAACGTCACCTCACCCCTGGCTTGGAATAGCACTTCTTTTGACGAATACGCGATCACTGCCTTGGCTAATGCCCTGACGATCAATGCCGATGCAAACACCTCCCCCGCTGACGGCCAACGGATGATGTTCAGGTTCAAGGACAACGGCACTGCACAGACATTAACTTGGACAACTGGCTCAGCAAGGGCGTTTCGTGTCGTTGGCGTTACCCTGCCTACGACCACCGTGGCCTCGAAGTTGGTGTATATCGGCTGCATATACAACGCCGCTGATTCCCGTTGGGATGCGGTAGCCGTGTCGCAGGAAGCGTAATAATGGCTCAAGTAATACTTACCGGCTCAGGCACATGGACGCTTCCAGCGAATTGGAATGATAATGTCAATACCATTGAAATATATGGCGCAGGAGGCGATGGTGCGGCAGGAACGGCTACTGCATCTGGGGGTGGCGGCGCGGGTGGGCCTTACTATGTATTCTCCAACGTACCTTTTGCCACCCTTATTTCTCAAGGCTATGTTACAAATTTAAATTACAACACTAAATTTCTTGTTGTTAATAGTAATGTTGCGTACTTAGGTATTGGTACTCCTGATGGTGTAGCTTATGGCAGTATACTTTTAAGTACAGGAGGAGATAATGCTAGTGGAATTACGGGAGGTGCTTTTGGTACTGCTACTACAACCATAAATAATGTAGATTATTTAACAAGTTCTACTGCCCGTGGTGCAGGGGGTAACGGAAGAACAAACTCAACAGCCGCAGGCGGCGGTGGCGGTGGTGCAGGTGGCCCCAACGGAAATGGTGGCGCAGGCGGAGCAAATAGCACAACCAATCCAACAATAGGCCGAGGCGGGGGTGGCGGTAATGGTGGCACGGCTGGCTCTGGTACATCTGCAACGGCTGGTACTGCAGGTACAGGCGCCGGTGCTGGAGGCGCAGGCGGTGCAGCATCTACATCAGGTAGCGCAGGTAACGCAGGTACATCGGTTTACTCAGGCGGTGGCGGCGGCGGTGCTGGTGACGGCTTAACGGCTACATCCGGTGGTGCTGGTGGCCTTTACGGCGGTGGCGGCGGCGGTGGCGCATCTTCTTTAATTTCAACTGGCGGTTTAGGTGCTGCCGGTATCATTATCATCACCTACACTCCCATTGCAACAGCCGCTGGCAATATGTTTTTAATGTTTTAGGAAAATCATGGCACTCATTAAATCAATCGACACAGACTACGGCATTCCAGCTTCGTACTGGAACATTGGCGCAGTCCAAGAAGATTTCAAAGGCCAAGGTACTGAAGTCACTTTCTACGGCTACGCATCCAAAGAGGCCCGTGAGGCTGGCAAGCAGCCCCTGTCCGCAGGCAAAGTAGCCATCTCGGGCGCTGAATACGTGGCAGGCGCAGACCGTGCTGCCTTATACTCCATCATCAAGCAGAAGCCTGAATTCGACGGCGCTGCAGACGCATAAGGAACGATATGCCCACCAAGTCACCCGCCCAACACCGTCTGATGGAAGCTGCTGCCCATACCAAGGGCGGCTTTGGGGGCGTGCCCCAAAAGGTCGGCAAAGAGTTCGTCAAGGCCGACAAGATGAAAGAAGGCGGCTTGTACGCCAACATCCACGCCAAGCAGGAGCGGATTGCCAATGGATCAAAGGAGCGCATGCGCAAGCCTGGCTCCAAGGGCGCGCCGACCGCTGAAGCCTTCCGCGAGTCCGCCAAAACCAAGAAGATGGCCGATGGCGGTGTCGCAAGCCTTGGGGGCATGGTCTCCAGCACACCCAACGTCCCCACGGTGGCTTCCCGCGACAACAGCCGGGACTTGCAGACGCTCCAGAAACCAATGAACAATCCCCAGCAGATGGCGAATGGGAGCATCCAAGGTGGCGACGGCGAAGGACCCTACGGCTACAAAAAGGGCGGCCACATCACCACCCGGCGCGTGTCTACTGGCAGCGCATCAAAAAAATCTTCCAATTGGTAAACGCCATGGCCAAGAAAGACAAAACCCCCTCGTTGGCCGTAGGCCGGGGCGAGAAGCTGTCTGTTGCCAAGGGCGCCGGACTGACCGCCAAAGGCCGCGAGAAGTACAATCGCGAGACAGGATCGCACCTCAAGGCCCCACAGCCCAAGGGCGGCGCGCGCAAGGACTCGTTCTGCGCCCGCATGAGCGGGGTAGTGGAACACTCAAAGGGTGACGCGCCTCGGGCCAAGGCCTCATTAAAACGCTGGGACTGCCCCGGCTGGTAAGGAAACAACATGGCCTACTCCGGCACCATTGGTCAGACCGTAATCTCAGTACAGACGCTCATCGACCACGGTGCCCGGCGCTGTGGAAAGCTGGCCGAGGAGTTGACGGTGGAGCAGGTGCAGTCGGCCAAGGAGTCGTTGTTTTTCTTCCTGTCCAACTTGGCCAACCTTGGCATCAACTACTGGGCCATCAACAAGACCGTTATTGGCCTCAATGCCAATCAGTACATTTACAGCCTGCCGGTGGGCGCCGTGGACGCGCAGAACGTGCTCTACAGGCGAATGAACAGGCCGGTGGGTAGTTACACATCATCCGCAGGCGGAACGGCCCAGAACGCCGCTGACAGCGACTTGGCGACATACTGCCAGCAGACGTCCCCCAACGGCAACATCGCCGTGGTGTACGGCACCAACAACCCTCAGTACATCGGCTCGGTGGGCTTCATGCCCTACATCGCCGGTGGCGGCAGTGGGACATGGAGCTACGTGCTGGAATACTCTACCGACGGATCCACTTGGAACAACCTGGCTACCGGCACCAGCGTCGCCGTGGCGGATATGCAGTGGGTATGGACGGACATTGACCCTGGCCAGAACGTCCAGTACTACCGAATGCGCGCCACCGGCGGCACCACGCTGGCCCTGCGCGAGCTGTACTTTGGCAACAACAGCACCGAGATCACGATGGCGCGGCTGAACCGCGACGACTACACCAACCTGCCCAACAAGAACTTTACGGCCAACCAGCCCTTCCAGTTCTGGTTTAACCGCACGATCCCGCAGCCCACGATGCAATTGTGGCCAGTGCCATCAGATCCGTTCGTCCAGATGACGGTGTGGTACTCCCGCCAGATCATGGACGTGGGCGCGTTGAACGGCCAACTGGAGATACCCCAGCGCTGGTACGAGGCCGTGCTGATGAATTTGTCGCACCGAATGAGCCTTGAGCTGCCTGGTGTGCAGATGGACCGCATCGGTTACCTCGAGAAAATGGCCGCGCAGTACCTGAATGACGCCGAGAGTGAAGAGCGAGACAAATCGCCGATTTACCTCGCCCCTAACATTTCAATTTACACCCGGTAATGCCTAAATTCCTTGACACCCTTGGCGGTTCCGACATCGCCATATTCGTGTGCGATAGGTGCAAGATGAAGCGCGCCCATGCGGAAGCGCGCAACGACCCCAACTTCCCAGGCCTGTTGGTGTGCGCGCAAGGGTGCGCGGACGAGAAGGACCCATACCGTCTTGCTCCCCGGCCCACGGAGAAGATCACCATCCGTTTTCCACGTCCCGATGTTAATATTGACGTGGTACCGGATGGCATCACGACAGGCGGTCCCAACAACTGGGTGCTGTCGCCTGAACAGAACACGCAGGTACCTACAAACAACGGCAACCTCGACACTCTCAGTCTATCACCGGGGCAATAATGGCAAACGTAACTATCACCCAACTGCCCACAGCGGGCACCCTTGCGGGAACAGAGTCGGTCCCGATCGTCCAAAACGGCGTCACGGTGCAGACCACTACGGGCGCAATTGCTGGTACCGCAGTCCAAAACCAGACGTTCATCACGGTGAACCAAGAGGCGTCACTGCCCAACAGTCAGGCTTTAGCACAAGGAAACGGTATCCAAGTTACGCCAGGAGCACCCCAAGGCAACATCACCGTGGCATTGGCAAATAGCTTTGCGGTATCGGGCAGCATCACCGCAAGCAACATCAACGGCATCATAGGCGCCACAACCCCAGCAGCGGGCTATTTCACCAACATCACGGGCTCTGCTAACGCCGTCATCAGCGTTACCGACAACACCAACGCTGCTCTACGCATCACGCAGCTTGGTACAGGCAATGCTTTGTTGGTTGAGGATGAAGCAAACCCAGACAGTTCGCCGTTTGTGATTGACGCACTGGGTAATGTTGGGATTGGTGGACTTCCAAATACTGCTACTACATCTCTAACCGCATGGACTGATACTAGTGTTTGGACAAACCTTACTATTGGAAAATCAAATAATGGAGATAATTCTCCAAATTTTAGTTTAAATAAATCACGCGGAACCAGAAACGCTCCTGTAATAGTAAACAGCAATGACAATTCAGGCTCAATACTTTTTACTGGTTATGATGGAAGCACTTATGTAGCCATGGCAACCATTAGAGGTTATGTAGACGGCACACCCGGCACCAACGACATGCCGGGGCGCTTGGTATTCAGCACCACTGCCGCCGGTGCAAGTTCACCGACTGAAAGAGTCAGGATTACCTCCGCAGGCAACGTAGGAATCGGCCCCGGCGTAGCACTTGCAAATTCTATTCTTACACTTCAAAAAAGTATTACGGGTAGCTCAACCTCCGCAGGAATTTATAACCCCTCTACAATTCAATCTGATGTTACAGGCGCGGCAAACATAAATTGGACTAATGCCTCTACGGCGGCAAGTGCTTTCACGCTAGTCACCTTGCGCCATTATATTGCTGCACAAAATACTATCGGAGCGGGATCGACTGTTACAAATCAATACGGTTTTGTTGCCGATGCATCACTCACAGGAGCCACCAATAATTATGGTTTTGTTAGCAGCATACCTGCGGCAGCAAATCGATACAATATTTACTCATCTGGTACTGCGGATAACTACTTTGCTGGAAGCGTAGGGGTTGGAACTACTGCGCCAAATGCGTCAGCGCTCCTAGACGTACAGAGCACCACCAAAGGGGTGCGCATGCCCAACATGACTACGGCGCAAAAGAATGCGATTGCTAGTCCTGCAGCAGGTCTGATGGTGTTTGATACCACGCTTGCAAAACTTTGTGTTTATACCGGCGCTGCTTGGCAGACCATTACCTCTGTTTAAGAAAATCACCATGGCCAATACCTACACCTACAAAATCAACAACCTGATCCGCGACCCAAATGGCATCGTGGTTACCGCGCACTTCAGTATTACTGCGTCGGACGGTGTTGATAGCTTCACGCACAACTACAGCTTCGGGTTTGCCAACAAGCCGCTCACCCCCACATTCTTTGCAGACCTCACCGAGGCCAAGGTAATTGGATGGATTAAGCGCGACGCTGGTGCTGAGAATCAGTACGAGGCCAGTGCGGATGCCGAGCTTGCGGCCTACAAACTCCGCAAAGCGGCACCCGCGGTTACGGCTGGCGTGCCTTGGGCTACCGCGTAGGTAGCCCACCGCACCCGTTGCAGTACCGATCAACGGCTTCTTCGCATTCTTCTAAGGACAGACCATGGCCCAGGCAGGTTACACCCCCATCAAGCTCTACTCAAGCTCTACGGCGAGTGCCGCGCCATCATCATCCAACCTGGCTGCTGGCGAGCTGGCCATCAACACCAATGACGGCAAGCTGTTCTATAAAGACTCTGGTGGCACGGTGCAAGTAATTGCATCCAAAGCGGGGAACGTCAACGTGGCATCCTTCAGCGGGGGTACTACGGGGCTGACACCAAACACCGCCGCCACGGGCGCGGTAACCCTTGCGGGAACACTTGGCATTGCCAACGGTGGCACAAACAGCACAGCAACTCCTACCAACGGTGGTGTTGGCTACGGTACAGGGACTGCGCACGCATATTCAGCGGCAGGCACGTCCGGCCAAGTTCTGATCAGCGCGGGTGCAGCGGCCCCAACATGGAGCGCAGTAACGGGCTCAGGCTCGGTGGTGTTGGCAACAAGCCCAACATTAGTAACCCCTGCACTGGGCACTCCTAGCGCATTGGTCGGAACCAATATTACTGGCACTGCTGCGGGCTTAACCGCCGGTAATGTCACGACCAACGCCAATTTAACTGGGGCAGTAACGAGCACTGGTAACGCCACCTCGCTTGGGTCATTTAGTTCTGCACAACTTCGTACCGCATTAACAGACGAGACCGGTACGGGATCGGCGGTATTTGCCACAAGCCCAACACTGGTGACCCCCGCATTGGGCACCCCAGCAAGCGGCGTGGTGACCAACCTGACCGGCACGGCCTCCATCAACATCAACGGCACCGTGGGGGCTACAACGGCCAACTCGGGCGCATTCACCACGCTGAGCTCTACCAGCGACGCGACTATTAACAGTCTGACTGTTGGGCGGGGCGCAGGTGCAATTTCCACGTCAACAGCTTTAGGAGCTACCGCGCTATCCACTAATTCAACAGGTGCTTTTAATACTGCAATTGGAAATTTTGCACTGTACTCAAATACAACCGCAAGCAACAATACCGCTGTCGGTTCTACGGCGATGTATACAAACTCAACGGGTGCCAGCAATGTTGCTACGGGAGCTAGTTCGTTATATGCCAATACGACTGGTAGCTTTAACACCGCCGGTGGTGTTTTAGCTCTACGCAGCAACACCACCGGCAGTAACAATACTGCACTGGGCGAAGAAGCACTACAAGCCAATACGACTGCCGATAACAATACCGCTGTTGGCTTCCAAGCATCTTACACCAACCAAACAGGCACCGGTACTACCGCAATTGGCTATCAAGCTTTGGCTTTAAATACCGCTAACTATCATACGGCAATTGGCGCAAGTGCGCTTGGTTCAAATACTACTGGAACAAGTAATACTGCGATAGGAACTGGTGCCGCAAGCAGTAGTGTTAGTGGCTCTTATAACATTGCTATAGGTAGAGACGCATATCAAACAACCGCTGGTAGCGGAAATTACAATATTTGCATTGGGCATCAAGCAGGCGTTAGCTTTACCTCTGGCAACAATAACGTAATTCTCGGTGCCTACTCAGGCAATGCCGTTACCTCTGGCAACAATAACGTAATTCTCGGTGCCTACTCAGGCAATGCTGCGCCCATCTCCAACACCGGCAGCAACTGGATCGTTCTAAGCGATGGCGCGGGTAATGTGCGCCAAGCAATGGACTCAACGTCTGTTCAGTTTCTTACTGGTGCAGTAGTTACATACTCCCCCGCGCCAGCAGCAACAATCAGCGCGGCCACAACGCTAACTAATGCTCAACTGCTACCCCAGATTGTGGTTACTTCTGGCACTACCTTTACGTTGACGTTGCCTTTAGGCACCACCTTAGAAACATTGATAGCTTGGGCAGGGGTTGATATTGGTTTTGAGTTTTCAATAACAAATACCGCGTCTGGCGCAATCACCCTAGCCGCCAATACCGGGGTAACAATCGTGGGTGGAACGGGTACGTCCACAGGTAGTTCAACCCGATACCGTATCCGTCGTACTGCAGCCAACACCTTTATTGTGTACCGCGTTTAAGGTGTAACCATGATCGACCCCTTTACCGCTTTCGCTGCAGCCCAAGCGGCCATCAAAGGGGTGCAAGCCGCCATTAAGATGGGCAAAGACATCGGGGCTATCTCCGGTGACCTGATGAAGTTTTTCGAGGCGAAGGATGTGGTGGCCAAGGCCGCTACCAAGCCGGGTAAATCGGACACCGCGCAGGCCATTGAGATCGTCATGAAGGCCAAGCAGCTACAGGATGCCGAGAACGAGTTGAAGCAGATGCTGATCTGGTCAGGCAACGCCGACACTTGGGAAGCCATACTGCGCGAGCGCAACAAGATTGTACATGACCGCAAGGCGCAGGAGAACGCGATGGACAAGGTAAAAGCGAAGCGCAGAAAAGAGATCGAGGAAGTGGTGGAGATGGTGCTGTTGGTTGCCCTTGCCGCCATAGTCGTTACCTTAGTTGCATGGGGCACTATGGAATATGTTGACTTCATGAGGAAATAAAATGGATGAATTACTCACGCTCCTAAAAGGTATTGCACCTGCCGTCGCTACTGCTGTCGGTGGCCCCCTTGGTGGTCTTGCTGTTACCGCTCTTGCCAATAAGTTTGGTGTGGCTGATGACGTTCAAGCCGTGGCGAAGGCCATCGCAGGAGACCCAGAAGCGGCGTCCAAACTGGCTGAGCTAGACCTGCGCCAGTTTGAATTGGAGAATGCCGACCGCAACTCCGCACGCCACATGCAGGAGACTGCCCTCGATCAAGACGACAAGTTTGCCAAGCACTTCATCTACTGGTTCGCGTGGTTCTGGAGCGTTGGCTCTATGGCCTACTTCTTCGCCATCACCTTTGGTCAAGTGCCAGCAAGCGGCAAGGATTTCGGAAACATCATCTTGGGCTTCCTGCTGGGCACCGCCGTGGCCACCATCATCAGCTTCTTCTACGGTAGCTCCAAGTCTAGCAAAGACAAGACCGACGCAATGAAGGAAGCGATTAAATGAAAGCGGACTAACCTATAATAGTGGGATGACTAAATGTAGCATGCCAAATTGTCCTCACGAAGCTATTGCCAAAGGTTTTTGCAATGCTCATTACATTAGACAGCGGCGCGGAAAAAATATGGACATTCCGGTGCAACAGTACAACAAAGAAAAAATTTGCATAGAATGTGGAAAACCTACAAATGGTAAAGGTGGTTTTTTAAAATGCCAAAAGCATTATACCTTACATAAGCGTAAAGAGTTAAAGGACAGATTGATTAAGCAATTGGGTGGAAAATGTGCAATGTGTCAAGGAATTTTTCCTCCGTCTGTTTTTGATTTTCATCACTTGCAAAATAAAGTAGAAGACATTTCATCCATGTTTTTAAACCGAACAGAATCCGCAATAGTTAAAGAACTGGAAAATTGCATTTTGTTATGTGCTAATTGCCATCGAATACACCATCATGAAAAATAATTTTGACGCTGCGCTGGCCCACGTACTTGCCTCGGAAGGGGGTTTTAGTAACCATAAACTTGACCCCGGCGGTATGACCAACCTCGGCTGCACCAAGGCGGTCTGGGAGGAGTACGTTGGCCACCCAGTGTCGGAGGCCGATATGCGCGCCCTGACACCCGCTTTGGTGGCGCCACTGTACAAGCGCAAGTATTGGGACAAAGTGGCGGGTGATTCGCTTCCTTCTGGTTTGGACTACGCGGTATTCGACGCAGCCATCAACAGCGGTCCTGGGCGTGCGGCCAAGTGGCTGCAGGAATTGGTGGGTGTTACCGCCGACGGGGCGATCGGCCCCGGCACCCTGGCCGCAGTGGGCAAGATTCCTGCCCAAAACCTGATCGCGCAGTACAATGACAAGCGCCTACAGTTCCTTGAAAGCCTCCCAACTTGGGGGGATTTTGGCAAGGGATGGGGTAACCGAGTGGCGCATGTGCAGTCCGCCGCTTCACAATTAGCATGAGGCCGTTTATGGATACCCAGTCGATCATTAACTCCGCACTTGGCCTTATCGCATTTTTGGGCGGGTGGGTGTTGAACAACATCACTCGAACCATGGACCGCCTTGACTTAGAAACGCGCGGCATGCAACGCGACTACGTCACCAAGAACGATTACCACCGAGACATCGACGAGATCAAGGCCATCTGCAAGCAGATTTTTGACAAACTTGATGCCAAGGCCGACAAATGACTACACCTGCCGCCGTCCAAACTTACGACAACCTTACTTCTACGGTGCTTCAATACCTGGAGCGTAGTGACGCGGCGGTGGTCAATTTCATCCCCACGGCCATCATGCTGGCCGAGTACGAGATCGCGCAGGACATAAAGACCTTGGGCCAGATGCTGGTGGCTGATGGCGCCATGACGATCAACAACCCCGTGATCGCCAAGCCCGCGCGCTGGCGCAAGACGGTGTCAATGACCCTGACCACCACGGCGGGCCAGAAGCAGCCGATCTACCTGCGCAAGTTGGAGTACCTGAACAACTACGCCCCCGACGTCACCGCAACGGGCACGCCGCTCTACTACGCCGACTACGACGCCGATCACTGGTTTGTGGCACCCACGCCTAGCGCCAACTTTGCGTTTGAGACGCTGGTGTACACCCGACTGCAGCCGCTGGCCTCCGACAACCAGACCAACTGGCTGACCCAGAACGCCCCCAACGCCATGCTGTACGGCACGCTGAAGCAGACTGCACCGTTCCTGAAGGACGACGCCCGTCTGCAGGTGTGGAATGGCCTGTTCGACGCCGCTATGGCCGCGCTGAAGGCCGAGGATCAGCTTCGTATTGGTGACCGCCAAGCCATCGCACAGGACTCTTAACTATGCCCTCATACACCAACCCCTTCTCCGGCCAGACCATCAACCCCGCCTCGGTGAGCTATGAGGCGTTGTCGATCAGCGTCAACACCGAGTTGCAGTGGCCGGTAAACGGCAACACCAACACGCCGGTGAGCAGCATCATTGATGTGACGGCCACCACGACTGGGTTGCTGCTGAAGATGCCGCCCGCGCAGCAGGTGTCGACCGGCCAATCCGCGTTGATCCGCAACGTGGGAACCAACACCTTCACGGTGACCGACAACTCGGGCAACACCATCGTGGCTGTGACCTCGGGCGTCTCGCAGTTCATCTTTGTGACCGACAACACCACGGTCAATGGGGTGTGGTCATCGGTGGTGTTCGGTGCGGGCACGTCGTCGGCGAACGCCGCCGCGCTGGCGGGGTATGGCCTTGCGGCGTCGGGGTTAACCCTGAACCAGGTGTACCCCGTCTTCTCGTACGGCTCAAGCACCACCCTCACGGCGGCCAACAGCGCTGACCTGAGCGTGTGGACAGGCGGCGTCGGGACACTGACGCTACCTTCTGCCGTTACCGTGGGCACGGGCTGGTTCATCACCATCAAGAACAATGGCACGGGGATACTCACGCTTACCCCGGCAGGTGCTGAGACGATCGACGGGAACGCCAGCCAGCAGCTCCAGTTAGCCGAGTCAATTAGCCTTGTGTCTAACGGCACGAACTGGAGCAGCTTCGGTATCGGGCGGTCCAATACCTTCGCCTACACCCAGCTCGCATTGTCGGTGACCGGCGGCACGCGCACGCTGTCCTCCGTGGAGGCGGCTAACACGATCCAAGTGTACTCGGGGGCGCTTACCAGCAACGAGATCATAGTGGTGCCGTCTACCGTGCAGCTCTACACGTTCACCAACAACACCACGGGCAGCTCGTACTCGTTTACCGTGAAGACTGCCGCCAGTGGCGGCGCGGTAGTGACAATACAGCAAGGAACCTCGCTGGTGCTCATTTGTGATGGAACGAATGTCTACAACGCGGCGTCGGGTTCTACGAGCAACATCGGGTCTTTGACGGTGGGCGACGGCTCGTTAGCCACGCCGTCGATCAAATTCAATTCGGATCCCAACACAGGTATCTACTTGAGCACTGTGCCAGGTGCATTAGGCTTTGTGGTCGCAAATGCTTTGGCGGGGTACTTCAATTCCACGGGGCTTACTGTCACCAACGGTATCAGCGGGGGCACGTTCTAATGACCCAAAAAGTCATAGCCATGGAGATCCCTCCGGGGATACAGCGGGACGGAACCCAGTTTGATGCCCCCTGCTACACCGACGGCAGGTGGGTACGGTTCCAGCGCACGCGGCCTCGCAAGATTGGTGGCTATGACGCGGTATTCTTGAACGCCTCGGGTATCTCCCGTGGCATGGCCATGAGCACCGTCAACGGCTTTAATTACGTGGTATCGGGCTACAGCGGTGGCTTGCAACAGTGGATCACCAGCCCAGTGGGCGGCGTTGGCTCGGGCCCGTACACGTACACCCTGAGCAACTTCACCTCAAGCGTCTACAACCTGTGGCAGTTTGACATTGCCTACGATTCCACCGGCAACAACACAAACAACCTGGTGGCGCACCCTGGGCAGAACTTGTCCTTCATGACGTCTTCTACGGCAACGCCCGTGCTGTACGGCACGTTTCCAACTAATGCCGATGGCACCCGCACGATGTCAAAGGTGGGCGTGTTCACGGCAAACGCCAACACCACGAATGGCAGCGCCGCAGTCACGCTGACAGCGGCAAACGTGCGCGTGGGCGCGGGGCAAGCGGTGACTGGTACGGGCATCCCCGCTTCCACCACGGTGTCATCAGTGGTGGGCAACACCATCACGCTGTCCAACGCGGCCACGGCCTCCACTACCGCGCCCTTGTCAGGCGTGACCTTGACCGGTACGGCGGGGCAGTTCTCCAACACGGCCACCACAGGCCTTGCCATCGGGCAGTTAATCAACATCAGCGGATCAACCACGGCTACAGCCTTGAGCGGCCTGTACGCCACCAACGCTTCGGGCCGCTTTAACTACAGCGGAACCGCGCTCTCGGTGGGAACTCCCATCACAATAAGCGGCTCCGCGACCAACACCGCCTTGAGCAGTTCCTACGCCATAAGCACCGCGGGGGGATTCTCTTGCGCGGCGTCGGCCACCCCGCTCAGTGTCGGGCAGCAGGTAATTGTCAGCGGAACCGCTACCGACACCGTGCTTGGCACGGTTTATTGTACAAACACCACCGCCAACTTCACCTGCACCAGCGCCACGCCTTTGGTAATCGGCCAGATAGTCACGGTAAGCGGCGCGACCACGGCAACCAGTCTGACCAACGTCTACACCACGGGGCTGGCCGGGACTTTCTCCTGCACCAGCACCGGTACCCTTGCGGTCGGGCAAACAGTAACGGTGAGCGGTACGGCTGCGGCTACCGCATTGAGCAATGTGTACTCCACTGGGGCGGCGGGCACATTTGTTTGCAGTAACTCAAGCACCACCCTGCAAGTCGGGCAGACCGTCACCATAAGTGGGTCAACCAGCACCACAGCGCTGTCCAGCGTGGTGATCACGGGTACGGCGGGTACCTTTCAGTGCGCAGCCTCACCGGTTACTTTGTACGTTGGGCAGCCTGTTGTCATCAGCGGCACGTTTGGCGGCACGGGAAGCATCACAGGGTACTCCTCACCAACAACGTATTACATCATCACAACCAACGGCACCACCACGTTCACGCTGTCAACCAGCTTGGGTGGAGCTGCGGTCACCACGGTGGCCGGTACGCCAACGGGCGTGACATACACCCTGAGCGCTGCGACCATCAGCGGGTACTCTACCCCTACGACGTACTACATCATCGCCACGAACGGGGTGAACACCCTGACGCTGTCAACCACCTCAGGCGGCGCGGCGGTGACGAGCACGGTGGGCGCCACCACGGGCTGGACCGTCAATGCCAATGCCTTGGCCATAACTGGGTACTCTACCCCGACCACCTACTACATAACCGCTACCAACGGCTCCTCCACGTTCACGCTGTCCACCACATCGGGCGGCGCTGCGGTGACCACTACCATCGGTGCAGGCACGGGGCTGACGTTAAACGCCAACGCGCTATCAATAACGGGGTACTCTACCCCCACCAATTACTTTGTGATCGCCACCAACGGCTCGTCCACGTTCCAGCTATCTACCTCCGCAGGCGGTGCCGCTGTGACGACGACCGCTGGGCCGAGCACTGGCCTGACCTTCACGGCCAAGGCCTCAAACATTGCGGCTGCCACGTACTACATCATCGCTACCAACGGCGGCACCACGTTCACGTTGTCCACAACGCCCACGGGCAGCGGCGTCACCACCACCATTGGGCCGACTACCGGCCTGTCGGTGACCGCGCAGGCCACGGTCATTACGGGCTACACCAGCCCCAAGGTGTACTACGTGATAGCCACGGACAGCGCCTCGTACTTCCAACTGTCCGCCACCAGCGGGGGCGCGGCCATCACAAGCACAGTCGGGCCGGTGACAGGCTTGTCGTTCTCCATAAACACCCCTTCCGCCCTGAGCGGGGTGGCAATAACGGGCACCGCCGGGCAGTTTTCTTGCAGCGCGTCGCCTGCGCTACTTCAGGTCGGCCAGCCGGTAGTCATCAGCGGCGCCTTTGGTGGGACGGGATCCATAACGGGGTACTTGAACCCCACTACGTATTACATCATCACCACCAACGGCACGACCACGTTTACTCTATCGGCCACGCTGGGCGGCTCGGCCATCACCACCACGGCGGGGACACCCACGGGCCTGTCCTACACCCTATCGGGCGCGGTAATAACGGGGTACCCTGGGACATCAAGCTACTACATCATTGCCACCGACGGCACGTCCACGTTCCAGATCTCTGCTACATCGGGCGGCACGCCGCTGGTGACGGCCATAGGCACCACGACCAGCCTGACGTTCACCGTGTCCAATCCGGTCGCGTTGACCTTTGACAACAACATCTCAGTGTCCGGCGGGTGCGTGATACTGCACCCGTACCTGTTCGTGTACGGCGACAACGGGCTGATCCAGAACTCCAGCGCGGGCGACTTCTCAAACTGGGTGTCCGCCGACGCCAACTCCAACAACGTGTCCACAGGCAAGATCGTCAAGGGTCTACCCATCCGAGGCGGCTCCACGTCGCCGTCTGGCCTGTTCTGGGCTGTCGACGCCCTTATCCGTGTGTCGTTCCAGCCGTCATCCGCTGGCGGCCAGAACTTCTACTGGACATACGACTTGGTGAGCAGCCAGACCTCAATCATGTCGTCAAGCTGCGTGATTGAGTACGACGGCATCTTCTACTGGATCGGCGTGGACCGGTTCCTGTCCTACAACGGCGCGGTCCAAGAGATACCCAACGAGCTGAACCAGAACTATTTCTTTGACAACGTGAACATCGCCCAACGCCAGAAGGTATGGGCCAGCAAGGTGAGCCGGTACGGTGAGATATGGTGGTTCTACCCCAAGGGCACCGCCACGGAATGCACCGACGCCATCATCTACAACGTGCGCAACAAGTCGTGGTACGACGCCGGTGAGGCGCCAGGGGCGCGCCGATCTGCGGGAGTGTTTTCCGAGGTGTTCCCCAAACCCTTCTGGGCGGGCAATGAGTCTTTCGGTATCACCTTCAGCCAAGGGTTCGCCACGGTAAACACCACCACGACTTTGACCCTGAACGCGGCGGATAACCGTATCATCATCGGGATGGCCATAACTGGGCAGTACATCCCCGTCAACACGACCGTGACCAACGTGGTGGGGGTTACCGTCACGATGTCCAACGCCGCCACCAGCAGCGGCACGATAACGGTCACGTTTACCGGGCAAAACTACAAGCTGTGGCAGCATGAGACGGGCTACGATTCTATTGACCTGACCAACGTCACTGCCATCCAGAGCTACTTCGAAACCAACAGCGTGGGCACTTTGGGTGGGCTGGTGGGCACCCAGCAGCAGCCTGGGGATAACTTGTGGACAAGATTGGAGCGCGTGGAGCCCGACTTCGTGCAGACGGGCACAATGACGGTGACGGTCACCGGTCAGGGCTACGCCGACGACACCGTGGTGGACTCCGACCCCTATCCGTTTGACCCGACTACGCTTAAAATCGACATGCGAGAACAGCGCCGTGAGATGCGGCTGCGGTTTGAATCCAACGTGGCGGGTGGGACGTACCAAACGGGCCGTGTGCTGCTGTCAATGACCACCGGCGACTCCAGAAGCACGGGCAACCCATGATTGCACAGGTCTACGATCCCCGGAACATGGAGTGGGGCTACTGGTGCGCCCTCATGTCCGAGCTGTTTGCGGCCAACCAACTCGGCACTGTGCCCGAAGGCCAGTGGCGAACTTGGGCGGATGCGTTATCGGGCATTGGCCGCTTCCCTGGCGTGCCGGACAGCCGTGGCTTTGCGACATGGCAGGACTGGGCTTTTGCACTGAATAACGCACTGAGGAAATAATTATGCCGATAGACAGAAACGGTAATGAAATAATAACCGCCGATACCCCCGGCGCGGTATTTGATGAAAGTAATTCACGGCGCGGCGGGTATTGGCGCATGCCAACTGCGGCAGAGCAAGCAGATATTTCTTTAAACGCCCAGATTGCGGGACTTCCTCAAAATATTCGAGACGCAATGAATTTGGGGCAATTGATACCACAGTATTCAACGGTATCAACGGGTGCAGGCCGTGGAGGGCAAGTTAGCGTTAATAACGGCATTACCGGCTTTATTTCTCCCGGAGCTAACGACACCACTATTTCCTACGACCTTTTCGGGAATAAAACCGGCCAAACTCAAAATCAACATGGCGGCGGCGGGTTTCTTGGCGACCTTATCAGCAGCGTCGGTAGCGGAGTAAGTGACTTTCTTTCGGACCCAGCAAAAGCAACCACCAATTTATTTGAGAACCCCGGCGTTAAAGAAGCGGCGCTGATTGCGGCTACCATATACGCACCTGAGCTTCTAGGTAATCTTGGGACGGAGGCAGCGGTAACCGGCGCGGGTGCTGATGTCGCTGCGGATACTTTGGGATCGGGAATCGTAGAAGGCGGCGGCCTTGATGCCCTTGCCACCGGCGCGGGCACCACTGCTACGCCAGCATTTCTACCGGAAGCGGCGCAAGCGGCCTCCACAACGGCGACATTGCCTACCGCCGCTACGGGGGCGCTGCCTGTTACCGAAGCGTTAACCGAGTTTGGCGGTTACCCATCTTTGGATGCATCCGAGATGGCGGCGTATCCCACCTCTGGGATAGTTGGCCCTATTCCTGCCGCCGCTAGTGGTCTGACCGCCGCTGAACTGGCCGCTTCTGAGATGGCGGCGTACCCTACTTCTGGGATAGTGGGGCCCGTGCCAGAAACAGCTCTGACTGGGATCGCTCCACTTGGAGTACCTAGCGCCGCAGAGTTAACTAGCGGATTGAATTTTGCCGACCTTACCAAGGGCGCGTCCACTATCAATAGCTTGCTCAATTCGTTCAAACAAGGCGCTACGCTCGGCTCCCTTGACGGGTCAAGCAGCTCGGGCAGTTCCAACGGATCGCGCTTGGGTTCGGACTTGGCTAGGGTCGGGCAGATGGGCTCAGGAAACTCGCTGTTGCACGCCGTGCAGGGGCTCTACAGCGGCTCTCCCACGGGCTTTGCTGAAGGCGGCTCCACGAGTTCTGGCTTGGACAACTACAACCCCCTGAAGGGGGACACCGTGAAGGTTGGTGATGTGGGCAAGAACATCACGCTGTCCAAGGATTTGGCCTCACTGTACGGGGACAACGTCCTTGCACACGGGGGCCAGCCGCATGTGGACCCCAGGCTCATGGCGCTGATACGGGCACGGGCAAATCCTGCGGACAAGCAGCACCCCAACTACGACGGCACTCCGGTGTTCCGCACGGGCGGGCTTGAGGGCCTGGGCGGCAAGTACGTTGAGGGTAAGGGCGACGGCACCAGCGACGACATCACGGCAATGCTCGCTAACGGGGAATACGTCTTCAGTGCAGACGTGGTGTCGGCCTTGGGCAACGGATCCAACAAAGCGGGTGCCGAGAAGCTCAACGACATGGTGCATTCCATACGTGCCCGCGCGCGGTCCGCGCCGCCTGACAAGTTGCCCCCAGACGCCAAGTCGCCGTTAGAATACCTCAAACCCTCCAAGGGGAAACAAGCATGACCGATTTCACCCAATCGTCGCAAGTATCGTCGTCCACGCCCACGGGCGGGCTGGGGAACGCCTACCTGACGAACACCGCCGGTGCGTTGAACACCAACACCGCTGCGTCGAACAACATCGTGGACCCGACGACGGGCCAGCTCACCGCTGCTGCTAGGACGGCATATGACCCCAACGCCTTGCAGACACAGGCCTTCACCAACGTGGCGGCCAACCAAGGCAATTACATCCCCGGCCTTACGGCGGCGGGCCAGACCATTGCGAATGCCGGTCAGACCGATATCACCGGCGCGGCCAACCCGTACCTGACAGCGGGCACCAGCAGCGCTGCCGATCTGGTGGGCGGGTACATGAACCCCTACGTCCAGAACGTGGTGGACCAGATCCGGCTCGCCAACCAGCAGAACATCCAACAGAACCTAACACCAGGTCTTACTGCCGGTGCGGTGGGCGGCGGGCAGTTTGGCTCGCAGCGGGGTGCCAATGCCTTGGCCATGGGCATCTCCAACGCCAACATCGGGGCGCTGGGCCAACAGTCGCAGGCGTTGCAGTCCGGTTACAGCGAGGCCCTGAAGGCCGCCATGCAACAGCGCGCCAACCAGGTGGGCGCTGGAAAGACAGCCGAAGAAGCCGCCACTGCTCAAGGCGCTTTGGGTCTTAACACCGGCGCGGCTCAAGCAAAGATCGCGCAACAGCTACAGTCACAAGGGCTGGCGGACACTGACGCGCTGCTGAAGGCTGGGAACGCGCAGCAGACCATCGCAACCAACCGCCTGAACGCACCTCTAGACATCCTGGGCAAGACCCTGTCGAACACCTCAGGCGTGGTGCTGCCGACGGCAAGCACCACTGAGCTGAATATGTCACCGCTGTCCCAGATCAGCGGTCTGGCTGCGCTTGGCGCGGGGGCTATTACGAAGGATAAGGCGACTGGAAAGTCTCCTTTGGACGACTTCTTGGAAGCGTACAAGAAACAGTTTGGAGGGTAAACCATGGCAACAGCATCACCCTTGGACATCCTTAACGCAGGTATGCAGGCTACGTTAAAGTCCCCAATTATTGGTAAAACGGATGAGCAGGTAAAGGCAGAGGCGGACGCCCTTGATACTGCATCGGAGGCTTTAGCACAACGCTACGCGCAGCCAAACTGGTTCAATGTAGCCGCAGGTTTTTTGAAGCCCCAGTTGGGCGGCTTTGGTGCATCCCTGGGAAGCGCCGCGCAGGCGTTGGGTGAGAATTTAGAAAAACAACGCGAAAACCAGTTGCCTTTGTACGCGGTGCGGGCGCAAGCAGGCGCCATGAAAAGCCAGATGGCCAACCGTCAATTGGCGGCAAAGGCTTATGAGGATGCTAAAAGAGGTAATTTTGATCCAGAAGGCCTTCCTGCTTTACAGGCTACCTTAACTTCCTACGGCGCTCCCGAGTTGGCGGATTCTGTGGGCAAGATGATTGAGACGAGGCAAAAAGATCGTGGTTTAGCATCAAGCGAACAGGGCAATGCAGTTGCCCGTATTACTCTGGCTCGGTCTATGGGCGTGGCTCCTAACCCAGCCGATCTGGCCCTAGTAGCCTCAGGTTCCCCTACTGCTATCAAAAAGCCCGAGGCAACAGATACGACGGCACCGAAAAAAATGCTGGAGCTCACTGCGCCCGAAATTACACCACCTAAAATTACACCGCCAACAGTTGAGGCACCCGCAGCGGGAGAGCTTGAGAAAAATAGGCCAGTTGGGGCATTCGATTTTGAACGAACCACGCTGCCCAGTGTTGATCGTGCTATAGCGGCTATACCAGATCAAACAGAACGAGAACGCGCAAAAAAAGCTTTGGATACGCAAGTCGCCTCCATGCCAAAAAAAATTCTTTCCTCAGAATACAACATGGAATCCGGATTGACTCCTGATCAACTTGCCAAAGTTGTCAAGCCTATGGAAGATATTGCAGAATCCCGCTACGCGGGTTTGATGATAGGTGCGCCCGAACAGTATGCCCCGCGTGCAAGGGTACTGGATAATCAAATTAATTTAATAAAAAACAATAGTAAGCCAGATAAGCCAGATGGTAGCTCTCCTGTATCACGAGTAACTTCAGTTCTATCCCAAGGGAAAGTATTTGATGGAATATTAGCGGCCTTAAATGAGGGTGTTGGCATAAGTTTAAATGGTTTAAGCGCTAATTTGCGTGCACCTATTGAAACCTTTATTCGCGCTAATTTTGAAAAAGAAGATAGAGAATTGGCGATGGCTATGGCCAACAACTACGCTTCCATTGCCCTAATGCAACAACAAGTTGGAAAAGTAAATCCAAACTCTGCGCGTAATGCTGAAATAGGTTTGTACAACAGCCTTACTCCAAACATGGATACAACACCAAACGCCGCTATGCGATCCCTGTTACACTTAAAACACGATCTGGATATGACACGTGCGCAGTATGAGCATGTAACTAGCATATTAACTAACAAGCACCCTACTTTAACATTGAAACCAAAAGAATTGGCTCGTTTTAGCACGGCATTTGATCCTCAGTATTTAGAAAAAATAAATGAACCTTTTGCTGAAAAACATAACCAAGTAGAATCAGCTTTTCAACGTTCTTTAGGTAAAAAATAGGACTACCGGTATGGATGACACCAACGAGTATGATGAATATTTTGCGCCCGTAAAAGATAAAACCAAAGCCGTAAATAAAATTTTGGCGGAAGTCGCTAATGCGCCCGTAAAAAAACTTGCTACGGCTGTTTTGGAAGAAAGCAACCCTCACGATAACGACTTTACTACAGAAGGCAATAGCCTTCCCACAAAACCTTTTTGGACTCCTGAAAAAACAGCGGCAGCCGTAGGGGGAGCGGGCGGGGCTTTGTACGGAGCGGCTAGGACACCGGCGTATAGTCCTGCTTTCACCGAATGGGCTGCCAAACACTATGGGATTCCCGTGGAAGACGTAGCGGGGTATATGAACATGCGAAACCCAGCTCCACCAACTTCACGGGAGGCCGCGCGGGCAATAGCGGCTAGGTCATCCGCAATCCCGGCAACAACGCCGATTTCAAATTTGGTAGAAGAGCCCCCTGGTGGCCATGAAAGATGGCTCGCACCGCGTAGCGCGGTTCCCGTACCAAAAGCTCTTTCCGACCAGATGGTGACCATGACAGGTGGCGCGGGCACCAAGGGGTCTGGGGAAGAGATACTGGCGCGCCATGCTGCGGGTGTAAATAAAGTGCAAGAGCTAGGATATGACCCTTTTACCATGGAGAAGAAGGGCTCGTTCTATATCCCACCCGAAGGCAGGGCCCGGCCTCAACCTCCGCAAGTCTGGAACAGGCCCCGAGCAGTAGGTCCCGCCCCATGGACCTCGCCCGAGTTTGCGGTGCCCAAAGTTCCTTCCGCGCCCGTCGGGGCGGCACCGGTTTCCCCCTTGCCAACCGCAGCCCCAGCGGCCAGTGAAGAGTCCTTGCGCGCGGCTTTGGAGCAGAATATTCAACGCGCTGGGGGTCTAGCCAACGTAGCCCAACGGGGCGCTTCTGCGGGACTTGGTGCCTTTGGTGCGGGTATGGGTGGCCTGCAACTGCTCGATGCCTTGCGCAGTATGCGCACCGGTTTCCGCCCAGATAACGCCCTGCAAGCCGCCGAAGGGGCTGGGTTTTTGAGCGCGATGAAATATCCTAAAGTTGGCCTACCCGTGGCTGGAACCGCAAAAATGGCTCGGTCTGCAAGCGATATGTACAACGAGGGGGTGACTCCTGAAAGAGCGGCGGCGATGGCCAGCGGCGCGGGGCTTATCGCTATGCCCAAGTTTCCGGTACTAGGGGCGCTCGCCCAAACTCCTGAGCTGTATTTTGCGTTGCAAAAGTGGCGTGCGGAACACCCAGCAGAGAACGACTACCCTATAGAACTGCATTGAGCATCTGCAGGATACCCACGAGGGTAAGAATTGCAATCACTTTTATCCATGCTACCGTAGTGCATTTTAGGATTTTCATCTGAATGTCTCCTCGATCTGAAAAGGTCTTAGCCCCCGTCACTGGGGGCTTTTTTTTTTTACATCCCACCCCGTTTCTCAGTGAGCGCCAGCGCCACCAGGGGGTTGATGGACTGCACAAACTCAATGCACAGCTCGCGCTCCTTGCGGGCGTACATGAGCGCCACCTTCTCCTCGACTTTGCGACCGAACTCAAGGATGTCGAGGTTGTCGGTGTACAGGCCGTTGGGGTCTACGGGGCTGTTTGGTGACTGGCACTTGCAGTCCATGAGAACCATTTTGAGGTCGTGTTCTGTGAGCATAGCTTCTCCTATTGATGTAACTCGGGGTTTGATTATAATGCGGGCATGACGCTCGCTGAATACTTTAAAACTGATGTGCGGGGTGCCAAGGCCGAGATGGCCGAGTACCTCAAGATCACACCCACGTGGATGGCCCTGCTTATCGCGGGGACGAGACAACCTTCGCCCGTGCTGGCTCTGGCGATTGAGGAAGCAACGCAGGGCCTTGTGACCCGGCAAGAGCTTCGGCCAGATATTTTTCGCTGATAGCCCTGCGCCACGCCGCCAGCAGCAGCTTGTTGTCCTCGCGCAGCACCTTGTTCTCCTCGCTCACCTCCTCGGCGTACTTCGCCAGGTTCTCCGGCTTCCAGCTCGCAAAATCAGCCATTTTTCTTCCTTCGTTTTTTCATTGCGTCCAGCAGGATGTCCTGCACCCTGCGCTTGGTTGTGAGCCGTTCTAGCACCAGCTCGTCCACGGTGTCCCTGGCGATGATGCGGTGAATGAAGACCGGGCGGTCGTACCCGGCCTGCAACTGGCGCGTCGGCCCGATCCGCTCGATGATCTGCAGGTGCTCCTCAAGGTTCCAATTCGGTGAGAAGAACACCAGGATGTTGCCGCCGTCCTGCAAGTTTAGCCCGTGGCCAGCGCTTGCCGGGTGGGCGAACAACACCGGTATCTTGCCCGCATTCCAGTCCTTGATGGTGCCGGGGTTCTTGTCCAAGTGCCGCCCCTGCGGGAAAGCCTTAAGCAGCCGCTCCAAGTCGCTCTTGAAGTTGTAGGCCACCAGCACCGGCATGCCTGCCGCCTCCTCAATGACCGACTCCAAGGCCTCCAGCTTGGCCTTGTGGGTTTCGGTCCAGTTCTTGCGGGTGTCGTCGGTGTAGGCCGCGCCAGCGGCGAGCTGCAGGCACTTGATGGTCTTGGCCGCCGCATTGAAGGCCTCCACCTCAATGCCCTCCAGCTCGGTGTACATCTCCTTTTCCATGTCCTGGTAGTGCTTGCGCGCCTTGGGCGGCAGGTCCACCATGATGTCATTGACGATGGGCTCGTGCAGGTCGAACCAGTCCTTGGCCTCGATGGTCAGGCACACGTCGCGCAGCCGGTCCTGTATGTCGGTCTGGGCCGAAGCCGTGGGCGTCAGGCTGAAGCCATCGTAGCCCTGCTGGAACCAGCGCTGGCTGAACGCCGTGTACGTGCGGCCCAGTCGGGTGCCCGCGTCCAAGAACCACGCCTGCCCCCACAGATCCTTCAGGCCGTTGCTCGCCGGTGTGCCGGTCAGCTCAATCAGCCGCTTGATGCGGGTGTGGGCGATGCTGCCCAGCGCTTGGGCGCGCTTGGTGCCCTGGCGTAGCCGGAAGTTCTTGACCTTGGTGGACTCGTCGAGCACCACGGTCCGATACGGCCACTTGTCGCCCCAATGGGCAACCAGCCAGACGAGCTGCTCGTAGTTGGTCACGTAGACCTGGGCGGGGGCCTTGATGGCCGCGATGCGCTCGCGCTCGGTGCCCGTGATCACGGACACGTTCATGCCGCGCAGGTGGTTCCATTTCAGCACCTCGTTGGGCCAGGTGTCGTTGGCCACCCGCAGGGGCGCCACGACCAGCACGAGGCCATCCTCGACCATCTGGAGCGTGTCCAGCGCCGTCAGGGTAGCCACGGTCTTGCCTGTGCCCATACCGGCCCAGATCGCGCACCGTGGGGTGTCGAGGATGTGGTCAATGATCATGCCCTGATACGGGCGGGGGGTGAACTCAGACCTCACTTGATGCACTCAATGAAGACCTGCGCCGCTTGAGCGTTAATTGCGTTTCCGTAGGCGCGCAATCGTCCCACTCTTGAGGAAGCCCCATTAACCAGCGGGAATGTGCCGGACTCAACTGGCCGCCACTTTCCATCCCGGCAGAGGAGCCAATCAGCAGCTCCCCAGAAGCCGTTAGTCGGGCCGGGCCGTCCGTTAGGAATGCCGCATCGGCTAGTGATTTCCCGTTTTTGCGATCCCGCTCGTCCCGTGTGGCTGACCCCAAGTTCTGGCAAGATGCTGTTGGTGTCGGCCATCCCGCCAACGGCACCATGTCGTTCAGTTGCATCCCGTACCCCCGAGCTTTGTGATTCGTCGCTCCCGCCGTGTCCCGGCTCTGCGGTGTCGGCCAGCCCGATAGCTGTGCCGCTACGTCCAGCGTATCCGTGCTTATCTTGCCGTCCCGTATCCTGCCCCCCTCGTACCCACCCTTGTGATCCCTCGTTGACGGTGTCGGCCAACTCGCCAATACCGTTACCGATGACAGACTTGGCCCCTTGTTCCTCATTACTTCGTTCAAAGCCCCCTGTTCCGTCCGAGAATCCTTGTCCGCTTCTGACGCTTTTGGCGTCGGCCACCCAGTAGAGGCGGTCTCGGATGTGCGGAGCACCGACGCTCGCAGACGGGAACGGGACGGCCCCGAAGGCGTAGCCCACGGCTTCCAAGTCAGCTTGTACAAGGTCGAGCCAAGGCTCTGCGTCCTTGCTCGCAACCTGCTCTCCAATGACCGTTGCAGGGCGACACTGCTCAATGAGGTGGTGAAAGGCGGGCCAGAGATGCCGCTCATCGTCAAACCCGCCTCCTTTACCTGCCGAGCTGAAAGGCTGGCAAGGACAGCTTCCTGTCCATACTGGGCGATCATCTGGCCAACCTGCTCTGCGTAGGGCAAGGCTCCAGACTCCGATGCCTGCAAAGAAGTGGCATTGGGTGTAGTGCTTGAGTTCGTTTGATGTAACATCTTCAATACTCCGTTCGTCTACGATGCCGGGCGCGATGTGCCCAGCGGCTATTAAGTTGCGCAGCCACTGGGCCGCGTAGGGGTCGATCTCGTTGTAGTAAGCGGTCATGCCAGCAGCGCGTCAACGCCCTCCAAGCTGTCGATCACCACCACGCGCTGGCCCACGGCCCGCATGCGCGTGTGCTCGCGGAGCTGGTGCGGCTCGGCGACTTTGCCGGTGGCCTTAAGCTCCACCCAGAGAACAGTGCCCCACATCCCGTCAATAAATTTCTGTTTGGTCACGGGGAACATCACCAGCCGGTCGGGCGCGCCGCGCCGCCCGATCCACTTGACCTTGCGGACCTCGCCGCCCATCTCCTTGACCCTCTTCACAAGGTACTTCTCGATGTCTGATTCGCGCATATCAACCCTTCCTGTATCGGTATGTCTCAAAGCCTGCTGCAGCCAGCGGGATATCGGGCGCCCAGCTTGGGTTGGCCGCCAGCAGGCTGGCCAAGTGCTTGGCGTTGTACTGCGGCTCGTCGGGTGCCTCCGCAATAATTTCATCGTGGACGGTGAGCACGATCTGGTAGCCCGCCGCCTCAATCAGGGGCATGTTGGCCGCCATGATGTCGCGCGCCACGGCCTGGCATAGGTTCTCGAACAGCTTGCCGCCGTGGGTGCTGATGCGCGTCCACTTGCGGGTGTACTGGTCCACGCCCATGTACGTGATCTTGTCGCCGTCCTCAACCTTGGGTGACGGGTAGCACATGGCCCGGCCCGAGGGCAGCCCGAGCACCAGCCAGTTCTTGCTGGCCCGCACCTTCAGGCCTAGCTCGTTGAAGGTGTTGCCCCGGTTAAGCAATGCCTTAATCACCAGATCCTTGAGCGCGGCCCAGTAGTTGGTGATGTTGGGGTGGGCGTCGCGCCACATGCGCTTCAGGACGTCACAGGCCACGAAGGCGTCCTCAGACAGCCCGTACATGGGCCGCTTGTCCTTCTTAATCCAGTCCAAGAACTTGTCGGCCTTGGCCACCACGTCATCGGGCGCATCCAGAAGCACCTTGTCGGCCAGGTCGTCCAAGTTGATGCCATAGACCCCCGCGAACGTCGCAAACGCGCCCACGCCGCCCTCGTAGCCGAGCGCCAGCTCCTGCACCTTGCCCACCTGTCGCTGGTCGTCTGTTACCGCTCCAGGCGCCACGCCGAAGGACTTGCTGTAGGCCAGCTTGTACAGGTCGGGGCCGACCTTGGCGTCGAAGTCGCGGAAGGCTTGGAGCTTCCATTCCTCGTTGGCCAGCCAGCTCTGGACCCGGCCCTCGATGTTGGACAGGTCGGCCACCACCAGCTTCTTGCC